GTGTAGATATTTGCCCTGGCAAACGTGCGTTTACACAACCACTTGGAACACTTAACTTAGTGAATGGTGCTGGTGCGGTTGGTGATTTAACAATTACAGTTGATGACCAAGATGCATCAAACGCTTCAATTATTGTTGGTGATATCATTTCATTCCAAACAAACAACTCTGTTACAGCAGTTGTTAATGGTGCAATCACAGTTGCAACCAAAAACCTTACAGTTGATGGTAACTCTGGTACTGCTGCTGTTGGACAACGAGTAATCGGTGCAGGCATTTCTGATGGTGGTGAGGTTGTTAAAATTGCAACAGTCACTTCACAGACTGCATTAATACTTGACAAACCAATTACAGTTGCAGACGATGTAGCTCTTGCATTTATGACAGATGCAAACGTAGAATCTAACAACCAAGAATATGAAGTTACTTCAATTTCATCTGAAACTCTAACAATTCGTTTGTTAGATGACCCTGCTGGAGCTGGACTACAAACAGTTATTCCTGATAACTCATACATCACAAGACGTTGGAGATTTTCTGACTTATTTGATGGGCCTCCAGGCACATCTGCTTGGGCAACTGCGAATGGTCGTGGTGAGGAAGATGAACTTCACGTTGCAGTATACGACAAAACTGGTGATCTTACTGGTTATGATGTTGATGTTGCTGGTCAACGAACAAGTGCAATTCTTGAAGTATTTCCTTTTATGTCAAAAAACACTAAAGCAAAATCTCCACAAGGAGATAACAACTATTATCCAGATGTTATTTTCCGTAAGTCACAATTTATTTACTGGACAGATCACCTTGCTGCTGGTTCTAATTGGGGTACAGATGTTGCAACAGGAACAGACTACACATTAGTAAGTGGAGTTACCGTTGATACACTAACTGGTGGAACAGATGATTATTCTGTTACTGCTGGTGAACTGGAACTTGCATATGATAAGTTTGAGGACACAGAAAATCTTGACGTTAACCTAGTATTAGGTGGGCCAAGTTCTGCTGTTGCTGATACTGTTGCTGGACATGATACTCATGTAACAATGATTACTGCACTTTGCGAAACTCGTAAAGATTGTGTAGGATTTGTTTCTCCGTATCGGGCTGCAACTGTTGGTGGTACAAGTAATGTAACTATGACTAAGAATGTCAAAGATGCATTTGACACTTGCCCATCATCATCTTACATGGTATTCGATAGTGGATACAAATACATGTATGACAAGTACAATGATGTTTATCGGTATGTGCCACTAAACGGTGATACTGCTGGTCTTTGTGCTAACACAGATACGGTTGCTGATCCTTGGTTCTCACCAGCTGGTTACAATCGTGGTAATGTAAGGGGTGCAATTAAACTTTCTTACAACCCACTAAAACCAGATAGAGATATACTTTATAAATCTAGAATTAATCCAGTGGTTAATTTCCCAGGCCAAGGTGTGGTTCTGTTCGGTGACAAAACTGCACAGACTAAACCAAGTGCATTTGACCGTATTAACGTCAGACGATTATTCTTGGTTCTTGAGAAAGCAATTGCAACCGCAGCTAAATACCAACTCTTTGAGTTCAACGATGAATTTACAAGGGCACAATTTAGAAACCAAGTCGAACCTTTCTTGAGAGATGTTCAAGGTCGTAGAGGTATTACTGATTTCTCAGTGAAATGTGATGCAACAAATAACACTGGTGAAGTTATTGACCGTAATGAGTTTGTTGGAGATATTTACATCAAACCTGCTCGTTCTATCAACTTTATTTCATTAAACTTTATTGCGGTACGAACTGGTGTATCGTTTAGCGAGGTAGGGGGATAAGACATGGCTAGTATTAACGACTTTAAAGCAAACTTAATCGGTGGTGGCGCAAGGGCTAATCAGTTCAGAGTAACTATTACCCCTCCGCCGGGCATCGCAATTGGTCTTGATGTTCGTAGAACATCTTTCATGTGTAAAGGAACTAACCTTCCTGCTCAAGAATTAACTCCAATCGAAGTTCCCTTTCGTGGCAGAAAAATTTATATTGCTGGCGATAGGGAGTTTGGTGAAACTTGGACTACTACATTCATTAACGATACGGACTTTATGATTCGTAACGCATTAGAAAGGTGGTCTAATGGGATTAACGACTTGGCATTAAACACAGGTGTTATTGACCCTGCTGATTATCAGACAGATTTAACTGTTGAACAGTTAGATAGAGATGATACAATTCTAAAGACATATATCTTTAGAAGCGCATGGCCAGTAAGCATTAGTGCAATTGAACTAACTTCAGAAGCAGCTGATGCTCTTGAAGAGTTTGAGTGTACATGGAGATATCAACACTTTGAGGCTTCAGGCGTCAACTTTTAGACCTACTAAATAGTTACTAACTAGTAGGAGATATTATGGCAGAGTTATTTGGTTTCAAGATTGAAAGATCATCTAAGGATTCGGGTGGGGGAACAACCTTCTCCACCCCAACTCCTGATGACGGCACTATTGATGTTGCCGGTGGTGGTTTTTTCGGTCAAATTTTAGATACTGATGGCAGAGAACGAACCGACTTAGATTTAATTAGGCGGTATCGTGATATTGCTCAGCAAGCAGAATGTGATACCGCAATAGAAGATATTATTAATGAAGGTATTGTTGCAAACGAAAACGATCAAGCGGTAGAAATTACTCTTGACCGATTACCCTATCCAGAAAAAATTAAAAGAAAAATTCGTATAGAATTTCATGAAGTTTTGCGACTTCTTAGCTTCGAACAAAAGGGGCATGACATTTTTCGTAGATGGTATGTGGACGGACGTTTGTTTTATCACAAAATAATTGACAGTAAAAACCCTAGAAAGGGTATACAAGAATTAAGATATATTGATCCTACTAAAATTAAAAAAGTTAGAGAAGTCAAAAAAAGTGTAGACAAAAAAACTTCAATACAGATGACAGAAAAAATTGAAGAGTACTATGTCTATAACGAAAAAGGATTAGGTTCAGCTGGAACTGCTGGAACAAATCAGGGATTAAAGATTGCAGTAGATTCCATTTCATATTGTCCATCTGGTTTGATTGATGGAAATAGTGGTCGAATTCTTTCACATCTACACAAAGCAATTAAACCTGTTAACCAACTTAGAATGATTGAAGATGCGTTAGTTATCTATCGTATATCAAGAGCGCCAGAAAGACGCATATTCTATATTGATGTTGGTAATCTACCAAAGATTAAAGCAGAACAATATCTCAAAGATGTAATGAATCGTTATCGTAACAAGTTAGTATACGATGCATCTACTGGTGAAATTAGAGATGACCGAAATCATATGTCTATGTTAGAAGATTTTTGGTTGCCTCGTAGAGAAGGTGGTCGAGGCACAGAAATTTCAACTTTGCCTGGCGGCTCTAATCTAGGAGAGATTGATGACATTCAGTATTTTCAAAAGAAACTTTACAAGTCTTTGAATGTTCCAATATCTCGTATGGATTCTGAAGCTGGATTTTCTTTAGGTAGAGCATCAGAGATAACAAGAGATGAATTAAAGTTTACTAAGTTTGTGCAACGTATTCGTAAGAAGTTTGTTCCTTTATTTACAGACGTTCTTAAAACACAACTTTTATTAAAAGGTGTTATAGCTGCAGAAGATTGGCCATCACTACAAGAACATATTCAATATGATTTCTTACAAGATGGACACTTTGCAGAACTTAAAGATGCAGAACTTCTCAACGACAGAATACAAGCACTTGATGGAATACAATCATATATCGGTACTTTCTTTAGTAAAGAATATGTATTGAAGAAAGTCTTGCGTATGAATGATGCAGAAATTGCTGATATGAATGACCAAATTAGAAAAGAACGCGATATCGATCCTATGGACGGTGGTATTGATGTTCCTGATGGTGGTGATGGAATTACTCGCTACCCACAAGATGGCGCTGGTGGAATAGTAACCCCAGAAGATATGCCAGATTATGAAGAACCAGAAGATCAAGGAGATAAATAATGAGTAAAGAATTTGTAGATGCAGTAGCATCAGGAAAAAATTTAGATGCAGAAAAAGTTTTTAAAACTGCAATGGCATCAAAAATTGGAGATACCTTAGAAACTAAACGGTCAGAAGTTGCAAAGACATTTGTGCAACAGGCAAAAGATGAAGCCGCTGAAAAAGAAGTAGGCAATGACTAAAAAATTTGAAAACGTATATTTGTCCGTTGTTGAAAAAGACGAACATAAGAAATCTAAGACGTATAAGAAGCTTTCTCCGAAGATGAAGAACGCAGTTGATCAAATTTTTAAAATTATGGATGCAAAGCCTTCAGATTTCCTAAATACTTTTGACAAGACTATAAAAACCACATCAAAAAAGTTTAAAGTTCGAGAAAAAGAACTTATGGACTATTTTGAAAAAGAAATGTTATCAATATAGGAGTGAATAATGGCATTTGCAACACAAACATTAGTAGATTCAGATTTCGAACTGATTACTAAAACCACTATTTCTGGAACAAACGGAACTGCAACAAAAATTATAGATGTGTCCGAAGTAGCAGGAGCTGCAACTGACCCTAGAGTTTCTATTGTTGCTGCCCAGTGGACAGTCAGTTCTGTATTAGAAATTGAATGGGATGCTACATCAAATGTTACTTGTATGTCATTAAACGCAAACGGCAGTTATAATGCTGGTGGTCAAACACTACCAAGTTTAGCAAACAATGCTGGTTCTGGGATTACAGGAGACATTTTCTTTGAAAATGATGCAGCTTGTATTGGAACAGTTTGGTTAAAAATGAAAAAAGTATCTGGTTTTGATAACATCACATAGAGGATAGGAGTATGAGTACAGTTAGATTATTTTCAGAAGCAGTAGACCACGATGTAGAATACATCACCGAAGAAAAAGAAGGCGGTGGTAAGAACTACAAAATTCGTGGAATCTTCATGCAGGCTGATATTAAAAATCGTAATGGTCGAGTATATCCTATGGAAGTACTTCAGAACGAAGTGACAAAATATAACAAGAATTTTATTAAAGAAAATCGTGCATATGGTGAACTAGGACATCCTGATGGCCCAACAGTCAATCTGGAACGTGTATCCCACATGATTACTTCTTTAGAACCAGATGGAAAGAATTTTATCGGTGAGGCTAAGATAATGTCAACCCCTATGGGTGAGATTGTTAAAAGTCTTATGGATGAAGGTGCAAAACTCGGTGTTTCTTCAAGAGGAATGGGTAGTTTGAACCAAAAGAACGGTGCGAACTATGTTCGTGACGATTTTTATCTTGCAACAGCCGCAGATATTGTTGCTGACCCTTCTGCACCAAATGCTTTCGTAGAAGGTATTATGGAAGGTAAAGAGTGGGTTTGGAAACATGGCGCACTCTTAGAAGCAGAGTTAGAAGACATGAAACAAAAGTTTGATGTAGTAGAAGCAAAAAGAAATCATGCTCAAGAAGCTTTGGAATTTGCAAAATTCCTCAAAAGTTTATAATTTATAAATATAAATACAGAAAAGGTAAGGAGAACACCCTATGTCCGAATTAGATAAAACAATTGAAGAGCTGGAAGTCGAAGTACTTGCAGAACTAGAAGAGGCATCTAAACAGCCTACTGACGGTGCTGCTCCTTCCGCGAAAGCTGAAAAAATTGA